GAAGTCCTCGAGGCCGCCCGCGGGCGGCACCATGAGGTCCCGCCGTTCTTGAATCTCGGTCATGTTCATGACTCTCTTTGGTGTGGGCCCGTTTTCGGGCATAGACAGGGAAGGACGTGGCTCGAACTGGGCGGATAGCTCGTCACCGGTCCGCTGCGATGGAGGGCTCGTCGCCGCATCACCGGAGCTACTGGCCCGAACCCGGCGGCCGACCGGGCACATGACCTGACCAGGATCGTAGGCGCAGATTTTCCGTGGTCGGCGGCGCGACACGCGGAGTGTCCGTGCGTGGACACTCAGACCAGGTCTTTGACCGGCCCCCAGATCGGGAGTCTCCACCACGGCGGCAACCAGCCGACCCAGCGGATGCCGTCCAGATACGCGGCGATCTGCTCCTCGGTCCAGCCCTTGCCGCGCAGCCAGCCGCCCTTCTCCGCGCGGGCCTCCGCGATGATCTGCTCGCGGGTGCGCTCACTCATCAGCGGCGACCGCGGCGATGGCGGCGTCCTGGGCGGCCCGCAGATCGGGAACCACGGCGTCGTCGTCGGCCGGGATCACGGTGATCTCCACGCCGCCGCCGGGTGCCACCTTGGCCACCACCTGGCCTACGTCGGGCATCACGATGCCGGCTTCATCACGTCGGCGTAGCCGGACTTGGCGATCGCGCGCAGTCCCTCACTCACGGTGATGGTGTCAGGGTCGCCGAACTCGCTGCGCAACTCCTCCAGCTTCTTGGAGATGTCGATATCCTTGCCGGGGATGTGCTGCAGGTCGCGGACCTGCCGGCGCGCCCGGGCCAGCATGTTGCGGATGTCCTTGTCGCCGATCGCCTCGGCCATCTCATAGCAGGTGACGATCGTCTTCTCCAGTGCGGCGGCCAGCGACAGGTCGATCGGCTCGGAACGCTTATCGTCGTCGTCCTCGTCGCCGTCGGGCTCCTTGTCGTCACCGTCGTCGTCGCGTTCCTCGTCGTCACCGGCGTCGGCGCGATCGTCGTCGTCGTCGGAGCCGAACGGCTTGGCCTGCTTGCCGCCGAAGTTGTCGGCCTGGCGCTCGTCGGTGCCGTCCATTGCGTTCTCCTCGCTTCCGTGGTCGGGACAGGTGTCGCCGGGGCAGCGGTCCCCGCCCGGGCAGACTTCGTCGTTGGCCAGCAGCCACAGCGCGTACTGCTGCTTGGTGTATGCCTCGTCGTGCGCGTCGTAGCCGCCCTTGGGCCCCACGCCGACCACGTCGGCGCCCGGTGCCACGTCGGGACGCCCGCCCAGCGTCTCGTCGTAGTCGGACGGGTAGCCCTTGGTGTAGGGCTGGTCCTGGCCGGTGCTGGCCACGGTGTCGGGCGCCCAGGTGTAGGGCTGGGAGAACGCCCGCCCGCCGTCGCCCGGAACCGACCAGGCCTTGGGCGCGGGCTTGATCAAAGCCTTCTTGTCGCTGTCGTCGCTGATCTCCACGCCGAACTGCTTGGCGGCCGCACGGATCTTGCCCATGATCGCCGACTGCTGCTCGGAGGTGTAGCGGCCCTTGTTCTGCGCGAACCGGGCGGCGGCGTTACGCACCCGCGCCGCGGAGTTCAGCGGGTAACGCTTCTTGCCGTTGCCGTCCTTGGCCGGCTTGCCCGCGCTGTCCAGGTAGCCGGGGTCGGCGAAGTTGGACACGCCGGCGTACTTCTTCGGGGTGCTCGCGCGGATGCCACCGCCGACGATGCGCTGGAGCACGTCCACGGCGCTGCGGATCTGGCCCGGGTCCATCTTGCTGCGGATCTCCACGAGCTCCTTGTTGGACAGCGACGCCAGTGCGCCCACGGCCTCGGTCACCCGCGCCGCGGTGTTCGGGTTCATCCCGTAGTTGACCACGCTGACATCGCCCTTGCGCAGGTCGACCTCGGTGATCATCCGGTGGGTGTAATCGCTCGACCAGTCGTGCGCCCGGACGTGGAAGGCGAAGCTCATCTCGTCCATGTCGCCGCGCTTCATCTTCGGCAGCAGTCGCTGCACATCGGGGTCGCTGGGGTCCAGATCGGCGCGCACCAGCAGACCGTGGTCGTCGACGCGCAACTGCAGCGTGCCGCTCTTGGTGCGCGCCAGCGGCATGTCGGTGTGGTTGATCAGCAGCATCACGTCGGGGTTGCCGGCCAGGGTGGTGTCGAACGCGCGGGTGTGCAGCTGCTCCACCCAGCCGCCGGCACGCGGGCCGCCGTGCACGTCGTACTCGTGGAAGGTCGACGCGTAGCCCTCCAGGATGATGTGCCCGGACAGGGCGTCGGTCCGCATCTCCAGCGGGGAGGCCATGCGGCGGCTTTCGCGGACATCGAGGATCTTCTCCCGGGTGCGCCGCTCCTCCAGGGTGGTCGTCATCGCTGTACCTCCAGTTGCGGTTAGGTTCTCATCAGAAAGCTGCGGCCGTTGCGAGGCGCGCCGTCGTCCTGCGGCTCGTCTTCGTCCTCGTCCTCGCCGCCGTCCTTCTCGCCGCCGGCGATCGGCGGCTGCGGGAAGCGGTCGCCACCCGGCGACGGCGGCGGCGGCGGGTTGTTGAGTGCGGGCGGGGTGCCGGCGGGCATCATCCGGTTGGAGATGTAGAGCACGTCTCCGCCCTTGACCGGGTCCATCTCCTCGCGGGCCCGGACCTCGTTGGCGGTCATGAACGCGTTGGTGGTCTGCCCGCCCAGCGCCTTGGCGTAGGCGGCGTAGCGGCCCTCGATGTCACCGCGCAGCAGCGCGTCGTAGTCGAACTGCACGTACTGTCCTCCCGGTAGGCACGCGGATACGATCGACTCGACGCAGGACGTCCAGGCGCGGAACGTGAAAGTGATTGCACCCAAAGTGATTTGCTCGACACCGGTTCCCCAAGCAGTGGTCTCTTTCGTGTCTCCGATCAGGATCGGCGGCACCCCGTACATCAGGCAAATCTCGGAGCGCTGGAACTGGCGCGTGGCCAAGAACTGACTTTCCTCGGGACTGATACTCAGGTTCTCCCACTTGAACCCGTTGGTCAGCACCGCGGGCAGGCGGCGCCCACCGTGCGACGCGATCCAGTTCTTCTGCTGGCGGGTGACCGCCTTCTCATCCAGGTCCTGCTCGGTGAACAGGATCCCGGACGGGTTGGCGCTCTCCTTGAAGTAGCGGTAGCCGTACTCCTCGGCGCCCAGGCTCATCCCGATCGCGACCGCGGCCTGCTTTATCGGACTCAGGCCCCAGGGCTCGCCGGGCATGGTGAACCGGCGGATGTGGATCATGTCCTTGGTGGGCATCTGCTCACCCATCACCCGGTAGATCGGGTCGAACCACAGCAGCAGATCGGGGCGGCGCTCGAGGAACACCACGTCGGGATGCAGCGGCAGCAGCGAGGTCGGGTAGCCCAGCTTGTCGCGGCTGGTGATCAGGTGATAGCTGTTGCCGCGCAACGCCATCGACGCGATCACCATCCACTTCCACTGGTAGAGGTCGAAGCCCGGGAACGGGGCCCGCAGGATCGCCGGCTGCGGCTTGACCTCCTTGGGCACCCCCTTGGAGTCGCGCCGGTAGGCCTTCCACGGCAGGCTCGCGATGGTGTCGGCCAGCACCCGCACGCAGGCCAGCACCGTCATGCAGGCCATCGCGCGGTGCACCCCGAGGTAGTCGTCCAGCACCCCGACCTGGGGTGGCGGCACGAACGCCGAGCTGGTCAGTGTGCGCTGCTCCATACCAGCGGGGCTGACGCCGGCGCGACCGCCGGTGACGAGTCGGGCGAGGATGCTCACGGCCGAAGTTTCCCCTAGCCGCTGAAGTTCCTGCTGGTCGCCACGCCGAGCAGGACCAGACACAGACCGGCAATTAAGGTGCCCAGCCAGGCGGTGATCAGGAATCCGGTGGTGATCAGCAGGCCGATTCCGACGAGCTCGAGCCCGGTGGACACCACCTCGCGGATCTCGCCGCGGCGGTCCCGGGGCGCCTTGGGCTCCTCGATGCGCCCGACCTTCATCGGCGGCGGGTTCTCCACCGTGCGTTCGCGTTCGGGCTCGCTCTTGCGCTTGCGCTTGGGTTCGACCTTGCGTTCGGGCTCGGGCTCGGGCTGATCAGCCCACGGCGGGGCCTCCGGCGCCATCATCTCGGCGACCCGCGCCTCCTCGATGGACTCGCGCGCCAGGCCCATCGCGGCGGCCGCGGGGGCGTCCTCCTCCCGGTAGAGCCGGCCGCCGCCGCCGAACCGGGGCCGGGAGATACTACTGCTCGTTGAATCGCTCATCGGTTTCCTTCCGCCATTCGTTGAGGGTGTCGTCGTCGGGCCACTCCCACACGGTCGGATCGCCGACCTCGGGAGGCGGGTTGTTCAGCAGCCACACCGCGCCGCAGCAGGCGATCACCGGGGAGGCGTCCACCGGGGAGGTGCGCCGGTCGAAGAACCAGGCGTCTCCGACGCGGCGTGCCGGAGTGGACGCGGCCGCGCGATCCAGCACGGGGGCCGGTCGGTGTTTGATGGACCCGTCCACGATGCCGTCGTAGAACTCCCCGGCCCCGGCCGCGAGCTGGGCCACCGGCGCGCCCCAGTCGGTGATGGTGATCCCCACCGCGCGCAGGTCGTCGGCCAGCCCGGACACCGGCGCGTTGGTCTTCTGCAGGCAGACGCCGGCGAACTTGTCCTTGCGGGTCTTCAGCCAGTCGGGCAGCCAGCCGGTGCCCTTCGGCGGGGTCTTGATCACCTCGATGTGGATCTTCCCGTCGGACCGCCGCGACGCCACCCCGACGTAGGCGCGGGTGCGGTGGTAGTTGTACTCGATGCAGGCGTAGGCCGGGGATTCGGGATCGCGCTTGGACTCCTTGTCGACGGTGTCCTGCCACGCCTGGGCCGGGATGATGCCCGGCAGCAGCGAGTCGACCCACTGGCAGAGATATTCCGTGCGGAAGCCCGGCATGTCGTCGGCTTCCATGTTCTCGAAATGCGCCCGCAGGTCGTCCAGGCAGAACTCGTTGAGCAGCCCCAGGGCCGGGTTGGCCAGATACCAGTAGCGGTCGTCGCGCGGGTCCACGTCCTCGGGCACCGACCACTCGAAGAACCCGGTCTGCGTCTCGGCGGTGTCGCCGAGCGTGATCTTGCGCACCGCGACGGTGCGCAACTCCTTGAGCTTGACGGAGCTGTTCTCCCCGGCGTTGGAGGTCGCCAGCACCTGGCTGCAGATCCGCACGTTGGTGGTCGGGGTGACCGCGTTCCAGGCGTCCGGGGTGGTGTGCGTGCGCAGCTCGTCGAGCCAGGCGAAGTCCACCGAGAGCGAGCGGCCGCCCTTCTTGTTCGCCGTCGCCGCGCGCCAGTAGCGCCGGTAGCTTAAGATCGCGCGGTGCTTACCGTTGGTGACCCGGTGATTCAGCAGCTCGGGCGCCAGCAGCGGCTGGTCGCGGATCTCGTCGACGATGTCCTTCAGGGTGGTCTCGGCGTAGTCGAGGTTCTGCGCGGCCACCACGGCCAGCCGCGCGGCCGGCCACTCCGCGCACGGCCGGCCCTTCTTGTCCATGAACAGCCGCCACAGCCCCAGCCCCATCCCCCACTTGGTCTTCCCGTTTTGCCGGGCGACCAGGATGATCAGGTAACGGAACCTGAAACCCGTTCCGTTGCGGCGCTTTTCGAGCGCCCGGTAGTACAGCCACTTCTGCCACGGCAGCAGCTGCCACTTGAGGATGTTCTCCAGGAAGTAGCAGCACAGCGGGCCCCAGGTGGCCTCGGGGCGGATGCCGAACTCGGCGGTCTCATCGACGTGCTCGGGCAGCGGCGGGGTGAACAGCCGCGGGAGCGTGGAACCGACATAGGGATCGGCCTGCAGGACTGCACTCACTCGCCGTGCCTCGCGTACCGGTCGAACTCCCGGTCATCCTTGTTGGTCCAGTTCAGCGACTTGTACAGCGCGCGCCGGGCCTCCGACTCGCGGGCCTCGGCCATCGCCTCGTCGACGAGCTCGCGGAACGGCGCGAACACAAGCCGGCACAGTGCGATGACCGCATCACACAACAACCTGCGCACGGGGTAATGGTCCCGCGCTAGTTTCCGTTACTGGGGTCAAGCACATTCCCCGGCGTGTCGCATTTCGCTTTACGCGAAACAGTAGCGCGGGTCGGATTCGAACCGACGATTGCTTGGTTATGAGCCAAGAGGGATAGGCCTGGCTTCCCTACCGCGCTCGCTGAGGTGCCTGGACTCGAACCAAGATCAACGGAGCCAGAGTCCGTTGTGCTGCCGTTTACACCACACCTCATTCGCTGACCTGGGAGGAGTCGAACCTCCAACTACTGGATTAACAGTCCAGCGTTCTGCCAGTTGAACTACAGGCCACCGGCGCCTCCTGCCGGGATCGAACCGGCGATCTCCTGGATGAGAGCCAGGTGAGATGACCGCTACTCCAAGGAGGCGTGATTCCGATCGGACTCGAACCGATGTCGTCCGGCTTGAAAGGCCGGCAGGCTAACCGCTACCCCACGGAACCGGGGTGCGCCCGGTCGGGCTCGAACCGACGTCTCAGGATTAAAAGTCGAGAGCTAAACCATCTCAGCTACGGGCGCCTGATTGGGCATGCGTTCAGGCTCCGGTTTACGCTGTCGCATTTCAGGCTCCTTCCGTGCTCGGGATGTCGCGTTGAGTATAACCTCCCACCGCGCCACACTGGCGCAATGGACGCTCAATCCCCGCCGCCGCCGGCGATCCCCGCCGATGACGACGAGCTGCACCAGATGCTGGTCGCCAAATTCCGCAGCCGCACCATCAGCTCCTGGGCGCTCACCGCACCCGCCATCCCCAGCCTGATCGACGAGTACATCGACACATGCGACAAGATGCTCGTCCCGGTGTCCCGGCCCTGGGCGTCGTTGACCCGCGAGGACAAGCGCGACATGCTCGCGCCCACCATCCAGGAGGCATTCGACGCCTCCCCCCGGTCGCGCGTCACCCTCGACTGGGATTCCAACACCGACGTCCTGCGTATCTCCGCGCGGGTCCAGAGCATCAGCGACAGCTACGACTCCTGGCTGGACGATCGCGGCTGGGCCCCGTTCGGCACCCACGCCGACGCGCGCGTGTGGCTGTTGGCCGAAGAACTCTCGGGGGGCCGGCGCGACATCCCCATCCTGGACATCGGCGCCGGCGTCGGCCGCAACGCGATCGCGCTGGCCCGGCACGGCTACCCGGTCGATGCGGTCGAGCTGGCCCCGCGGTTCGCCGCGCAGATCCGTGCCAACGCCGACTACCTGGAGCTGACCAACATCCGCGTCCTGGCCTGCGACGTGTTCGACACCGAGGACCTGCGCGACGACTATCAGCTGATCTTCGCCGCCGAGGTGGCCACCGACTGGCAGTTCGCCCAGTGCCGCAACCTGTTCGAGCTCGCCGCCAAGCGGTTGGCTCCCGGTGGCCTGCTGCTGTTCTCCGCGTTCATCGCGCGGCAGGGTTACACCCCCACCCAGGTGGCGCGCGAGCTCGGCCAGCACGCCCTGTGCCGCCCGTTCACCGCCGACGAGATGACCGAGGCGGCGGCGGGCCTGCCGCTCGAGCTGATCGCCGACGACTCGGTCTACGACTACGAGAAGGGGCACCTGCCCAAGGAGGCGTGGCCGCCTGCAATATGGTTCGAGGCTTGGGCCACCGGCAACAACCTGTTCGCCGGCGCGCCCGATGCGTCCCCGATGCAGCTGCGCTGGCTGGTCTACCGGCGCAACTACTGAGTGTCCACGGGGTGGACACCTGCTGCTCCGCCAGGATTCGAACCTGGACAACGAGAACCAAAATCTCGACGGCTGCCGGTTACCACGGAGCAGTGCCCCCGAGTGGAGTCGAACCACCGCAACCGAGTTTCGGAAACTCAGGGCCAGATCCGCTGGCGAAGGCTAATTGCGAATTCCGAAATTGGAAATTAGCGCCCCGCCGGAGGGATTCGAACCCCCATTTCATGGCTTAGAACACCACCGCTGATCCAGATTCAGCTACGGCGGGCAGGCGAGACTGAGCGTTGTCGCCTTCGTCTCGCCTGCCGTCGCATCATGACCTCACCTAACCGAACCAGACCACAGCCTGCCGTGCCCTATCATGCCCGACCTTGCCAGACCTATCCGGACCGGACCATACGGCATCACATCACTGCGTGCCCTCACGAGGAATCGAACCCCGGGCCTCCTGGTCCGTAGCCAGGCGCTCTCTCCGCTGAGCTATGAAGGCGTTCCTGCTCCTGGGATCGAACCAGGGTCCTTCTCCTTATCAGGGAGCTGCCCCTACCAACTGGGCCAAGCAGGACTGGCGACCCATACGGGGAACGATCCCGCGACCTCCGGCTTGACGGGCCGGCGCTCTACCACTGAGCTAATGAGCCAGGTGGGCAACTCCCCTCCGACGAGAGGGGCGGCAGTTACCAGATCCGTAGCTGGGTTCGCCGATGGTAGTTACCCGAGCACCCGACGGGCTACGATCCCGCGGCCTCCACGTTGGCAACGTGGCGCTCTGCCTGCTGAGCTACGAGTGCCTGCGCTTCGCTGATTCAGTTATTGTACGAGCCGCAGACAGGAATCGAACCTGCGCTCTGCTTGCTTACAAGGCAAGTGCTACAGCCAACATGAGCTACTGCGGCCTGTGCGCTCGGCAGGGATCGAACCTGCGGCCTGAAGATTAAGAGTCAACAGCTCTACCGACTGAGCTACGAGCGCGGATCAACCGGGGCGGTCGTCGGCTTTCGCCGCCCCTGTGTGCGCGTTCGTCGCATCATGTGTCCCGAGCAGGTATCGAACCTGCGGCCTCCACCGTGTCGGGGTGGCGCTCTCCCGCTGAGCTACCAGGACGGGGCCCAGGCTTTTGATGACGGTGAACCTGAGCCCGAAACACCGGACGGTCAAGTCTCGTGGCGCCACGGCTTGACCCAGTGTCCCGTCGTGGTATCGAACCACGGGCCTCCTGCGTGTGAAACAGGCGCTCTCCCGCTGAGCTAACAGGACGTGCCAAGACGTGGAATCGAACCACGGCCTCCGGCTTTTCAGACCGGCGCTGCTACCAACTGAGCTATCGAGGCGTGGACCAGGGCGGATTCGAACCGTCATCCGTCTCCTTGCAAGGGAGCTGCTCTGCCAATTGGAGCTACAAGCCCGTATGAAGTTGGGTCCGGTCCTTCGCGTCTTTCGTTCCGGCTACCCCCACCGAGGTCTGACCTCGCGCTGGTGGACGAGGGGCGCTAGCGAGCGGATGACCGGAATCGAACCGGTGTCGGCAGCTCGGAGGGCTGCTGCGCGGCCACTACGCCACACCCGCTGGGGTAACCGACCGGAATCGAACCGGCGTCCTCGGGGCCACATCCCGATGCTCTGCCATTGAGCTACGACTACCGAGCGCCCGGCGTGGGTCGAACACGCTTAAGCGGGTTTGCAGCCCGCCACCTGATCCGTTCGGTCACAGGCGCTTTGGTGGTGGCGCTCCCCTCCGGCGAGAGGGGCGACACGCTCCCCGAGTGGGGAGCTCATACCGGAACCGTAGCCGGATTGGCCGTTGGTAGCGTCACCGTGTACCACGGTAAACCCTGCCGCCGACAAGGTCCATCCATTTTCCGTACCGGCAGCAGGAGTCGAACCTGCACAGCTCACGCCACGGATTTACAGTCCGCTTCCCTCGCCACATGGGATGCGCCGGCGCACGCTCCCCAGGAATCGAACCCAGACCAAGAGGTTTGGAAGCTCTTGTGCTACCACTACACCAGGAGCGCCTCGTCGGGGAGGCAGGATTCGAACCTGCGATGTCTTGATCCCAAATCAAGTGGGCTGCCTGGCTGCCCTACACCCCGGTTTGGTCCCGGCGTGTGTCCACGACCGGGCGGCTAGCGCCAGGGATACGGTCGTGGGGCGAAGAACATGGTGATCATCATAGCGTGCGCTTCCAGGGATTCGAACCCTGACTGGGCCGGGTTTAAGCCAGCTGCCTCTGCGTTGGGCTAGAAGCGCGTACACCCTCTGGGATTCGAACCCAGACTTGACCGGGTTTGAGCCGGATGCCTCTCCCGTTGGGCTAAGGGTGCTTGCCGTACTCCCGGTGCGATTCGAACGCACACTGTCTGGTTCCTGAGACCAGTGCTTCTGCCAGTTGAGCGACGGGAGCAGGTTTCTTGTTTCTTTGTTTCGTAAAAGCGGAGGGCGGAGGTCATGCTCCCCGAGCGCCATCACGCGCTACCCGGTATTCGACGCCGGTCGCAGGCTATCCCGCTGCTTCACCCTCCGAGGAGGGCTACGGGATTGAACCGTAAGCGGTGAGGCTTGCTCGGGTTAGCAACCCGGCTCCGGCGACCAACCGGAAAAGCCCTCCAGACTTAGCTAAGTCGTAAGGGACTAGATGACAGCAATCGGTGGTCGCGCACGTCAAGCAGTGTAGCAGTGCCGCACAAGGGATTTGAACCCTTCCCGTTCGCTTGGTTAGGGCTCACGGTCTGCCGTCGGTGCGGCTTTCCAGCGGTGCTCCATAAACGTCAGCATCAGATACCAGCGCAGGGCCCGCCAGCGCATGGCCCACCACTCGGACATCAGCACGCCAGCCTGGGGATGTTGATGCACCTGCACAAGTAGTACATGTCGTCATCCTCGGTCAACTCAGCGGCGGTGCCGATCTCGATGCCCTCGCTGTCGTAGATCACGCTGACGTCGGGCATCATGCCCATCGTCACCAGCCCGTTCACAGGCGCCCGCTTTTCTGCAGGGCCGCCACCAGGAAGTACAGCAGGATCAAGCCGCCGATCACCCCGACCAGTGTGTTCACGTCTCTCCGTTCACCTGTTTGCGCTGCGCGCGGTAGGCCGACAGCTCGTCCAGCACGTCGCCGTCGTCGAGCTCGGCGTCGCTCATCGGCGGGGTCGGGCCGGCGCTGATCCGCTCGTCGACCATGTCGTAAATCTTGGCCTGGTCGGCCATCAGCCGCCGCGCCACCTCGATCGCCTTGAGGTCGTTGTTGTCGACGTGGCTCATCGCCTTCTTGACCAGGTGCTCCATCCGGGCCATATAGATCGTCATGGCGTTGGCGTTGCGCAGGATGTGGTCGGCGGCGCAGCGCTCCAGCTCGGCCTTGATGATCTGGTTGACCCGGGCGTCAGTCAGATTGACCTGCGCGTTGGCACCGATCGTCTTCTGGCTGTGCCCGGCCACGAACAGGTCCAGGATCAGCGCGTCCCGCTGCTGGCGTTCCTTGCGGGTCAGCGCCCGACCGGTCATGGTTTGTATCTTCCCGCCAGAGCGTGGTTCAGGTCGGGATCGCCGAGGTTGGGCGTGTCGCCCAGCGGGTCGGTGCCGACCCGCTCCTTGATGATCTCCCGCATCAGCCAGGCCCGGCCGCGGGCGACCCGGTAGCGCGACATCAGCGCTTCGTTGCGGCCGTAGTCGCGGTCCCAGCCCGGGCTGTCGGCCTTGGCGCCGGTGTACCCGCCGGCCGCGGCGCTGTTGTGCTCGAAGGCGTAGATGTTGCCCGGCGTTCGGCGCAGCGTGGACAGGGTTTCCACCACGAAGGTGAACGCGGTGTCCTCGTGCCCCCAGCCGATGAACGCGGGGTCCTGCCCGCCCAGGCGCCAGTATTCGGCGGTGGTGGTGACCAGGCAGCCGCCCACCCCGGCCGCGCCGTCGCCGCCCCACTCATACAGCGTGGGCAGCTCGGCGAGCCTGCGGAACGGGACCTCGACGTACTCGGGCGCCAGGATGCGGTAGCGGGTGAACGGCCAGCACACCCCGACCGGGTCGGCGACGGCGGCCTTGACGTTGGCGATGTCGGGCACGGTGTCGGCGTCGCAGATCACCACCACGTCGGTCTTCGCCTGGGCCACCGCGTTGTTGCGGGCCTGGCTCAAGCTGAAGATATCGCCGTCGGAGTCGGCGGTGATCACCGGCCAGCCGGTTTTCCACCAGAGCTCGAGCACCCGGTTGTAGGCGGCCATCCGCGAGGGGCTGGGCCGCCACGGGATGCACACCGTGGCCGGCGCCCTACGGCGGCTCACACCTTCACCTTGCCGCAGTGCACGCAGTTCGGGGAGGCTGACACGTACTCGCAGGCGCACATGTTGTCGGGATCCTCGCCGTGATAGCCGGGGCAGCCGCACGGCCGCCACGAGGTGTACTGGCCGGTCTCAAAGTTCCAGCCGGACAGGATGCGGACCCGGCATTTACCGTCGCCATCGAGGTTGTGCTGCTTGGCCAAATGCGGGCATTCCGTACACTTCGGGCTCACCCTCCTCATTGTCGGCGTCCTCCGCTGATTCGCCGGGATGCCGGGGCCGTGTCATCACCACGATCAGCACCATGTTGAACACGCACACGCACACCAGGGCCAGAAACGTCGCGAACAGCATGGGTATCTACAAGTACCAGACGGACTTGAATTCCGTGTTACGGCAAGCTAATCGGGCCATAACCCGAGCCGCCACACGTCATCGTCGCGAACTCCTCGTCAGGGCTCATCGTGGACGTATTTCCAGTGCCCGTTGCCGGCGGCGGCGCGCCACACCGACTTCACGGCCGGCACGTCCACCAGCCGGAACCCGGCCGCCATCAGCGCGAAGCACTCGTGGATGTCGGCGCCCCAGTGCGCGAACTCGCCGTCCGGGTAGGGGAACGCGCGCAGCACGTCGCGGCGGGCGGCGAACACCCCGCCCTGGACGTGGATTTGCGGCAGGTCGGCCGGGAAGCCGTGGCTCTGCGGCGGCCCGGCGGCCTGCAGGCAGCCGGTCATCGCGACGGTGCGGGTCTGGTCGTCGACGATCGGCGCCAGCAGGTCGACCGCCCAGGACGGGTCGCGGGCGAAGCCGTGATTGGTGCACACGTACAGCAGGTACGGGCGGGTGGCGAGCTTGACCGCGAGGTTCATCGCCGGCCCGTAGAGCAGGTTGTTGCCCAGCTGCCATTGGTATCGGGTGCGCTGGATACCCTCAGCCTCCGCGGTGATGAGCGCGTCGGCGAGGCGCTGGCTGGTGGTGTCGGAGTTGTCGATGACGATCAGCTCGGAGTCCAGCGGCGTCAGCGCGGGCAGCAGGTCGCGGTTCAGCCGCTCCAGGGCCCGGTCCTCGTTGTTGTGGGCGATCATGATCGCCGTCACCGGGATCACGCGAGCCTCCAGTAGCCCACGATCTTCGCCGTACCACCCTCGCTGGGGTCGAAGATGTCGTGGATCACGCCGTCGACGACCGCGCTGGGATGGCCGTCGGCGCGCAGCACGATCAGGGAATGCGCGGCAGGCAGGTTCTCCTGGACGAAGTCGACCGCGAACGGGAACTGGACATACGGCCAGCCGCCCTCCCGTGCGATCTCGCGCAGCCGCCCGAGCGATCCGTCCTGCGCGCAGGTGCAGACGTGCGTCATCAGTGCCCCTCTCCGCTGGCGAGGCGCTGCAGCGCGGTCGCGGCGATCATCGCCAGCATGATGATCCGTTGCGGGTGATCCAGGGCCAGCATCGAGATCATGATCTGGGAGGTCGGTTGCGGGGCGGTGCGCAACGCCTTGATGAATTGGTCCACGATGTCGTCGGCGGCGGCCCACTGGACGGGGTCATCAGCGTGGTGGTTCATTTGACGGCCAGCGCGTAGATGTCGCCGGCGTTGGACTCGTCGGCGAACCAGAAGTGGAACGGCTCCAGCCACTTTCGCAGATCGTCGCGGGTGACGTTGCGGTAGAACTCGCCGTCGCGGATCGGTCCGCCGTCCACCGCGGAGTGCGGTGCCCGCCCTTCTCCGGCGGTGGTCATCAAAAACACTCCGCCCGGACCCAGCATCGCGTGCGCGTTGTGGCAGATCGCCTCGGCCTCGTCGGTGTGTTCCAGGGTTTCGCAGCAGACCACCGTGTCGGCCATCGGCCCGTGCCAGGTCGCCGCGTTGCCGACGCGGTCCACGTTGGGGCCGGGCACGATGTCGACACCGACGTAGTGACGGGCGTCGGTGAACAGCGGGCGCACCGGCCCCGAGTACGGCCAGTCCCCGGCCACGGTGCGACTGCCCAGCTCAACCACCCACTTGCGGGGCTCCAGCCGTTCCAGCATCGAGAAGATGAACTTGTACGCGCCCTCATGCATCAAATCTCCCGATCTAGATCGTTGTGGCTCCATAGGCGACGGGCGCGGATAGACGCCAGGTGGCACCTAAGCTCCTCTCGACCAACCTGGGCAGTAGCCCAGGATCACGTTGCCGGTGTCCCAGTTGGTGCGGGTGCCCACCTTCCACGCCTTGCGCTCGGTGCGCTGCTGCATCGGCCACGGCCCGTCGATCGGCACCCCGTCGGCGTGGTCGACCAGCGAGGGCACCGTGTAGCAGATGCCGACGTTCCAGCTCTGCGCCCAGCGGGTGATCCGCAGCGGCAGCTCCTCACCCCGCTGGGTGATGTCGTCGAGCATCGGGGTGACCATGCGGATGCGGATCGCGTAGGCCACCGACCCGATCAGGCAGTCCCCGAGGATCCACGCCTTGCGCTCGGACTCGGCGGTACGCACCGCGTCGGCGGCCGCCTGCTGGGTCTCCTGTGAGGGGTGGCCGTAGCCCAGGTAGAGCCCGACAATCGGCGCCGGCGCGTGCGCCAGCGCCCGTTTGAGCTGGGTGCGGAAGTCGCGCACCGGCCACGCGTCGTCCTCGAGCACCACGCACCAGTCGGTGTGCCGGTAGGCCAGGGCCTTGAGCACGGCGATGTGGTTGCCCTCGCGGCCCAGGGTGCCGTCGTCGACGTTCATCGCGATCGCCCCGACGTCGTTGCGCAGTGCCCGCGCGGTCGGGGCCCGCGAGGTGTGCGCGACCACGCCGACCGCGATGGTCACGGCTTCACGACGAAGTAGGGCAAGTCATCGGCCCGCCCGGGGCCGGACCTTGAACCCCAGCGCGGTGCGCGCCGGGAACGTGTCCACCCGCAGCTGATCCAGGCCGGGCCGGAACTCCACGTCGGTCGCGATCACCCACTCGTCCATGTTCTCCTCCGTGTTGTAGCCCTTGTGCTCCAGCTCGCAGGGCACCTCGGTGCCATCCGGGCGCACGATCCGCACCCCCTCCGGTCTACCCATCGCCGATCACCTCGGTCAGCAGCTCGTCCAGCACCGCGAACACGCCCCCCAGCAGAACCCACATCGCTCGCGGCCGTTCATTCGCCGGAGGACCCCACGGCTCCGATGCGCGGGCAAGCTCGCCGGTCTCCCGCAGATTCCGCCGAAGCTGAGCGATCCGCTCCTTGTCGACCATCACCAGCTTTTCGTCCTCAGCCATCACGCTCACCCAGCATCTCGTTCAGGACCGCATCGAGGATGGCGCCGTGCACCCGCAGCAGCCGCCCGATCGTCTCCTGGCTGTTGTCGATTCCGGCGGCCGCCAGGATCTCCCGGTGTTCGTCGCGCAGGCCGCGCAGCAGCTCGTTGCGGCCGATCGGGCGCCCCTGCATCCGCGCCGCCTTGTCGGATTTACCCAGGCCGCCCTTCTCCACGTCGGCGGCCCAGCGGGCGATGGTGTCGTGAAACGAGAACACCCCTCCCGCTTCACCTTTGGCGTCCAACTCACCCTGACAGTCAACGCAGACAGTGGCGACGGTGTCATCGGCGCGGTGCACCCGATAGGTGGAGGCGTGCGCGCAGTTCGGGTCGGGCTCGTTGAACACGTCGACCGGTTTCCAGCCGCCCCACTGGGCACACTCGGCCACGTCCAGATCGGCGATCGCCGGCGCCGGGATCAGCTCGAACAGCGCCAGCTCGTGCGGCGCCATCAGCACGCCGGCGTCGGCGGCCGGCTCGTGGATCGCCTCGATCCGGGTCGGCAGGTTGAACGGCGGGGCCTCCATGTCCAGGGCGCGTTCCATGTAGCCGCGCCACGCTAGCCCTTCCGGCTCGTAGTCCTCGTTGGACCCGTCCTCCCAGTGGCTGGTCAGCAGGTAGCGCGCGCCGCAGGCTCGCATCTTGTCGAGCACCTTGGTGATCTCGTCGTTGGGGAAGTGGATCAGGACGTGGCGCGCCAGGATGCAGTCCACAGGCGGCATCACCTCGCAGGTGAGCAGGCTGGTTGCGGCGAACTGGATGTGGGGGTTGCCGTAGTTGTCGGTATTGGCCTCGATGAAGCTTGGCTCGACATCCCAGCCCATATAGAGATCCAGCCCGGACAGGTCGACCTTGCTCATCCAGTTCCAGTCGCCACAGCCCACGTCCAGCACCGTCTTGATCCCGTACCGCTTGAAAATCTCGGGCAGGATCTCCCGTAGGTTCTCGGTCTGCGCGAGCGTGGCACCTGGACCGTTGGCAGTCTCGGTGTTACCGAACTCGTCGGGCCGCGATTTATGCAGCTCAACGATCTCACTCCATGCTTTGACATTGTCGTCGGCAAAGCTCATGATGCGCGCTCCCTCGATCGCCTAGCTCGATCTTTCGCGCAAGTGACACAGTCGCGTCGGGTACGCCCATTCGCCATGACTTCCACGTAGGTGTTCTCTGGCGTGAAGGCATGTCCGTTCTTGCAGTGCGTCTTGCGGGCGTTGTTGTGGCTGCCGTTGGCAACCATGTCATTTGTGTTATCGGGTCGATTGCCCCAGTAAAGATTCTCGGCCCGGTTGTTCAGTGGATCGTCATCCCGATGCAGGCCGAAGGGGCGTTCATCTGGGCGCGGGCCCTCGAACGCTTCAAGGATCAGCAGATGTACCTTCGTCGGGCCACGCGGCGGAATGTTGACGAACGGATAGAGTCGCCCCTTCCGGTCGGCCAAAGAGAATTTTAATATCCGGCCGCGAGAAAATCTCTGGCGTCCATCCTTCCGGTCGATCTGCCTATCGAGGCTGCGTATCCGGCCTAGCGATGACGCTTGGTAGCCGGGGCAACTAGGGATGTCGCGCCATTCTTCCGCGAAACTCATGTCCACTCCCAGGTGATCGTCAGGGTCTTGCCGAACAGCGGTCCGAATATCCAGCCCCGCTTGCGCCGGGCCGCCCAGTTGAAACTGCTGTAGATCATGCGATCCCTTCCTCGTGGTGTTTGTTGACGAAATCCTCGACGTCGTCGATGCACTGCCGGTAGCCCTGCCACCATGCCTTCTGCCGGGAGTGGTCCTGCTTCGGCGACTCGCTTTCACGGTGGTCGATGGTGCGCAGCGCGCCCTCGGCCAGCTTGCGCAGCCTGCCCAGCTGCTCGGTCATCTCCACAGCCGGTCCCACAGCGCGTGGAACCGCTCCGAGAGGGTCTTGGGCCGATCGTGCACCGGGCAGCCCGGCTCCATGCTGGGCCAGTCGTGCTCGTCGAAATCACAGATACAGGTCATAAGCCCACCAGGGTCGTGAGGTTGATGTAGCCGATCATGCACCGCTTGTTGCACAGCTTGAACACCAGCGTGTGGCGGGCCCCGCCACCGGGGCCGCGGTGACCCTTCTTGCCGGGCATGACGAACGTGGTCGCGCCGCGCGATGGTTTGTTGCCGCAGATCGGGCAGTGCCCCATGACGTGGAACGGCCCGGGGATTCTCATCTCCCCGTCGCCGACCTTCACCGTCAGCCCGGTCACGGGGTGTTCCTGGGCGCGAACACGATCGACGTGGGCGCCGGCACCGGCTCCCCGGAGGCCGGGCAGCGCAGCTTCGCCCGGCCGGTCCCGATGAAGTGGCGCTGGTAGCGGTAGCGGCGCTCAGAGGGAATCCACTGCACCGGCGCCGTCGCCGAGCAGGTGTGGCACTGCACCTGCACCCCGCTCATGACAGCGGCTCCGCCACCGGCAGGCTGTGGTCGTCGCCGCAGTGCCGATAGGTGGGCGCGGCCCCGTGCGGGGTGGCGTGCCACCATCTGTCGCCGTACTTGACGAAGTGGATCTTCATGACGGCCTCTCCGCAGTGTCGGCAAATCTTCACAGGTATCGGGGGTTGGCCCATCGGACCTCCACCCAGGGGGTGTTCTCGATCAGCGTCCGCATCGGGCTGGTCACCGCGCGCAAGACCTCGATCACGCCGAGCTGGGCCGCCACCCCGGCGGCGTCCTGCTGATCACGCACGATGATGAGCATTTTATGTGGCGACCCGCTCGTCGTAGACGACGGCCTCGGACGGATCGCGCCCGTACACCAGGCCGCCGGCCAGCAGCTCGTTGTACTCGGCGCAGTCGCCGCAGTGATGGCGGCGCACCACGAACCCGTTGGTCAGCGGCTTGAAGTTCGGCGGCTCCGACCAGGACTTCCAGCGGGTGTCGGGCACCAGCACCGCCACCGCGCCGCACTTGTCACAGCACACCAGTGCGTTCATTCCGTACAGGTTCATCTCGGTCACGCGCTGATGGTAACGGCAAACCCGGACAGGACTCCGAGACTCGCCGCATCGCGGCGAAAACTGCCGAAAAATCCGTATATTCGCAGATCATCACGGATTGTCCTGGATTGACGCGGAGGTGTCCACCGGTGGACACTCCTGGCGCATTTTGTCCAGACCCTCGGCGATCTCGGTCAAACACGCCTTCATGTCCGGCCCAAGCATGTCATCGGTCCAGCCCTGCCTGCGCAGCCCGGCTTCGATCCCGGCGGCGCTGACCCGCTCGACACGCGGCCGGATCGGGATCGCGATGTCGATGGTGTTCTTCTCCGCCTCGTCCATGAACGCCGCCAGCGCCCGACCGCAGTCGGTGCACAGGTCATACCCCGTCGGCGTCCCGCGCGGATCGTCCGACACCGTCAGCCGCACCCACCCCTCGATCCGGGTCCGCCCGCCCGTGCCGCCC